ATTTTGAATCCAATCAATTCTTGTTACAACTCTTCTAGCGTTTTCCGTGGTAATTTTTTTACCAAATAAACTAGTATCTCTATAATGAGATAAATATTGCAAATTATCTATAGGATTATTGGTTGTACTGGTATCCCAATTAGAAGTTCTGCCAAAACCAACATCTGTTGGATTTGATAATCCTAAAAAAGCATAATAAGAATTATTACTGATAGACTCTACAAAGGAACCAGCATTCAATATTCTAAATTGATCTGTTACGAATGCAGCCATATTGATAGTTTTTTAGATATTTATACGATATAATTAAGTTTCAATTTTAGGAAGAGCACCAGTTTTTCTAATTCCAACACCTCTTCTTTGAATAGTGGGATATGTTGCTAAACCTGAAATAACATTTCCGGTTACGGCAACTGATACTGGATTTGAAGATCTTGTTCCACTAGATAGTCTTCCCCATGAATATCTTCCAACAATATTATTTGGATTACTTCCAGTAGTAGTAATTCCAACAATGTTTGTATTGGAGTCCACATTGCAGGTTATAAGTCCCACATATGTGCTTCCTGATAACTGTTTGGATGACCAGTCACCAACATAATAAATGTTATCTAAGCACGTAGTTCCAATACCAACCGTATTAGAATTTAAACCGGTAGTGTCAATTGAGGTCACACCGTTACCAACATTAGTTTCATTAATATAAATGGGATATCCAGTAGATAATCCACTGAGTGTTGAAGCAGTACTTCCTTCATCAATAATTGTGAATACAATAGCTAATGGATTTGATGCAGTTCCTGCAGATGTTGTAATTCCAGTAATAATTCCAGAAGAACCGTTTATAGTACTAAATGATGTAATTTTTTCAACCAATCCAGTTGTAAACCCTGTTGTCGAAATTCCATTTACAATCAATCCATCACATGGTGCTGATAAATCGGTATAACCTTCACGAGTTTCAAAACTGAATAGTTTTGAATTTTCAATAAACACTTCAGTATCGGTTGTTGATACATCCTTAATAATTCTTGCGGTTGGGAAAATTAAAGGTTCTATTGAATCTCTAGTTTTAGATATAAACTCACCATTAATTTTTTTACCTACTTTTTGTTTAGTCCATGAAACTGGTTTTTGATTTTGATCATCAACTCCAATGCCAGAATATCGGTTAGTTTCAATTCTATCAGATTCTGTTAAATTATAAACTGTCCTATTTTTCTGTGTTACTGTGTTTGAAATAATATTATTACTTATGACTTGAACAATATCACCAGGTTCTATGGTTGGTTTGACATTATCATTTAGCACGGAATCTTTGCCTTTAAGACCCTTATAGAAATAAATTTCAACTTCATCTTGAGGTAAAGGTGCTTTTGTAAATATGAAGGATGTTCCACCTTCAAATACGTAATTAATTAGAGGTTCTTGAAGAATACCATTTATAAAGATTACCAATACATTATTCATGTTATCTCTGACTGGTTCATCCTCATCAGATTCAAAACTTAGAAGTTCGCTATTATAATTGAGTGGGAATCTGACTCTAGTTCCATCTTGAAGTTCTTTGATACTATCAATATAATCAAGTTCTCCGAATTCCCAAGCAGCAAAGTTATCAGAATATGTTTCGAGTACAGTAAGTTCAAAATTGGATATTGGAGAAGACAACCTAGAATCCGTAACTAAACCAACCGGTTTAAGTACATCACCTTTTTGGAATGCGTATCCTGACCTTGAAATTTTAAACTCTGCTACTTCAAAATGAGTGGATCCTATTCCTACAGTTGTAGAAGATCCACCAACTTTGACATCCACTAATAATCCAATTCCAGTATCTGTTGTTGCTCCAACTCCAAGTCTAGAAACTCCAGTAACAGAGAGATTTTTATATGCCGGATCGTCTACAAATATTTGTGGGTTTGTGTATCCAGTACCACCACCAACAACATTAAAGGATAATGTTCCACCTGCACCAACATTTGAAGTTGCTGTTATTACTGCTGCCGTTCCTGAGTGACCTTCCTCAAAAACAGTTACTCCAATAGAAACTAATCCATTATATCCAGATCCAAGATTATCGGTGGTTCCTAATCCAACAGATATAATAGATCCACCACTTACTACAGCAGTTACGGAAGCACCTACAAGTGGTGCAAATCCAAGTCCAGGAGTAGATCCAAGTGAAACTATAATTCCACCTCTAGGAGTCTCATTTTGATTAACATCAGTATCTGAGGTTACAAATTCTACGGGATCTATACCTGGTTTTGTTATTCCAGAAAACTCTACAGTTGTTATTCCTGCAGAAGAATTTTCATTAATTTCATAATTGAATACAGTAGGATTGTTTGCAGTTTTTGGTGATTGATAGATACTATTAACAAAGACAAGACCACTTCCACCTGTAGTTCCAATACCAGTAGTATTTGCTCCACCAACAGTTAATGTAAATGTTCTTCCTATTCCTGTAAATTGATCGGATATATTATCATAAACTTTATTAGTGTCTCGTAAATTACCACCATTATCAACAATAGATTTTAAGAATGTTCTTCCGGTAAATGAAGATGTTTCAAAATCTAAATTAGATTTAGTTTTATCGATTTGAGGATTTCCTCTAGGTGCTTCTGCAAAATGAATTTCATCATCTACAATATTAAATGCTCCTTTGTAAATTCTTGCTTCAGTATTATCTAAATGAGATGTTGCAGAAGATCCAACAAATCCCCTATCAACTTCAACAAGATTAATACTTCCACTGTTAGTAATTGGACCAATATTTGTAGTTCCAAGTCCAACATTAACTATGCCCATGAACTCCTCATCAACATATAATATATCTTTTATGTTAATTGTTGAAATTCCACTTAAGGAAACAAAGGTGGTGCTAACTCCCAATATACCTCCAATATTTCCTGATAAACTGTGTGCTATTCCAGTATATGCAACTGGGTATTGAACCAATTCATCAACGGTAATAATACACTTGGAATTTTTCTTCTTCATAGTGAATCTATGAGCATTTCCTTCTCCCAAGGAAGTAAATGTTGTTCCAATTCCACTTATAGCATTTGAAGTTGATATTGCGACTTTAAAAGTATCTTCGGTGAGTTTAATAGCATACACTGAACTTGGTAAAAGATCAGTAGCACTTGTCATCATGGCACTGGTTCCAACACCAACGATTGTGGAGTTTGGAGTATAAATCAACTCTTCACCAGTGTAGAAGAAGTGATCTTTAATGGTAAATATTCCAGTGGTTGCAGCTAAAGATACTGAATTTGGATTAAATTGTTTTGAGAAGATTGGTGTATTATTTGTAGTAAGTTTGAAGTTTGTTCTATTAATTCTTTCACCGTTAATTGAATTATAGAATTTTTCATCAATACTTTCAGTAACAGATCCATATGTTAAATCCTGATAATCATTAAGAACATCTGTTCCGGTGTATAATGACTTACTGAAGATTTCAATATCAGTTTGTTGAGTCTGATCATCTGGATAGAACTTTAATATTAAATTACTACCAGAAATTTCTCCATCAAATGTTCCAATACCAGATGCAGTGTCAGAAGTGCTAGTAGTGCCTACAGAAAGGAAAGGTAACTGTTGAGTGTAAACATCAGTTCCATCAGATAACAACATGACTTGGTGAAGTGCCTTAGTAGAACCTGCACTTACTTGTACAACAGATTTAGAGGCATTAAACAATGCTTTATCTAAAGTATGAATAGTCGTAGATGCTATACCCACCATAGATTGGAAGTTAGATTCATAAATAGCACTTCTTTCCTGTCCATCCGATTGTTCGGGAGATTTAAATCTAAATGTACCTATTCCTGATGTTGTTGTTCCAAATCCAACAATATTAGTTCTTATATTAAGTGAATTGGAAGAAGTATTTTCATGTACTAATGATAAAACTCCACTACCTAGATCAGTGCAAGTGAATAAACCTATCTGATCTCCTGTTGAAGAACTTAAATCATTATCAATATAATATTCGGACATATATGTATTTGTACCATCATGTGTGATATACAATCTCACATAATTCATATCATCATTACTAGTATTTCTTACCTGTGCGTTAACATAAAGAGATTCAAAATTACTAGAATTTAGTGAAATAATTGTAGTTGTTCCTACACCAACAGAAGTATTTTCTATATTTACAGATCCAGTCAAATCCACAAATCCAACAGCAGTTGTTCCTACTCCAGCAGCATTTGAATTGAAAATTTGTTTAATTAGTTTAATATCATAATCTGTATCAAATGCGTCAACTGGATTAAATCTCAAGAAAGTTTCGTCAAATTCGTTCTCTGCTAAATCAAATGTTCCGTATGCAGAATCTGAATTTTGCAAAGACTCATTTTCAACAATAACAGTTTCTTTTCCATCACTCAATACAGTTATGTCAGTTAATTGAATCTCACTACCATCTGCGCTGACAACTCTAAACAAATAATTATGATATGATTCATCATCGACTTCTTGTATTGATAAAAATTCAGTATTTTCATCTTCAAAATTTGAGAAATTATTGCTTATGTCATCAATACTCAATACATTGAGATTTTTCAAATCAGTATAATTGGTCAATCTCTTATTTTGGAATCTCAAGAACTTTGATTTCTCATTAACAACTTCACTATCAATAACATTGTCAAAATTATTAATAGTATCCACTCTCTTTTGATCAATTAAATCATAAACAATAGTAAATCCATCGCTAGACTTTGCTAATCCTGCATTAACGGATTTGGATACTTGAGTATCTGCAAAGTTCTTTAATCCACTAGTATGAACTAAGTTTTCTACAGGAGATTGTTGATCTTTGTACGTTACTGAACTTTTTATAGAATATGATAAATTCTGATAGTAATCATTATTTGCAGTAACTTGATAGTCTTCACTTAATTTTCCAATTTCAGTATCCCATCCAATATCTTGTAAATTGGAATAATTTACATTAAAGATTGCTTTATTATCAGTTAATGTTTCTATTGTAGCAATATTACCAGATTCAGTTCCGGTAATAATTTCTCCAACAGACAATTCATATAGTCCAGAAACTTTTAATCGATTTCCGTTACTTTCTACAACTGTTAAATCTATATTTTGATTATTTGCAGATAAAGTTTCTCCAACTGAGAATGTAGATTGTTTCTGAGTTAATTTAAAAGATGGATAATCATTTTCGTTAATTAAAACTCCACTAAAATCCTGAACAGTTTTTGCAATACCAGTGTTTGTAGTTAATCCGGATATATTTAAGGTTACTTTAACATTAAGACCAGAAGTATTAACATTACTTACTCTAAACAATTTAAATCCATAATCTTCGGAGTTGAATCCATCACCGGTACTACCACTAAGTTTTTGAATTCCTTCAACATACACAAGATCATTTTCTGCAAATGGTAGAACTGAAAATGATCCAGTGCTTGGTGTTGGTATAGAACATGTGAATATACCAGTATTCGAAGATTCTACGTTAATAACAGCAACACCGTTTGTATTATTAGTAGTAAAGATTTCTACTCCACCATCAGATAGTCCCTTTGGAGAAACTTCAATATCTACAGATGAAATTGAAGATCCAGACAAAATTGGTCTTAACAAACCAGAACTGACAATATTTCTTGTAGTGGAATCAACAATGGTTAATATTGGAGTATCGACATATCCACTTCCACCATTCAAAATTGTCAGAGTATCTATGGTATTAGAATTTTTTAATACTATGCTTGGAGATACACTAGATTCGGGTCTTAATGTTTTATCTGAAGAATATGCAAATCTATTATTTAAAATTCTTTTTTGATTTATTGAACCAATTGCATTTGATTTTATATTTACGATTAAATCAGAACCAGAAGCAGAATTTGTGGATTTTAAAATTGGAAATTCTTTATATCCAGATCCAAAAGATAAAACATTTAATGATTTAACAGATCCAGTTGTAGAAATCGATGTTGTAGAATATTCCAGAGTATCACACTCAGTAGAGATATACGAAGATCTCTCAGGTTCTTTATCAATATTTAAATTAAAAGTTGTTGTTCCTACACCACTTATACTATAAGTATTATTATAAACACTAGCATTATATCGAATACTAGAATTTTTCTGAACATCAGTGTCTGAATTTACTACTACTCCATCTTTTTCCAGATTGTAATACAGTTCTTTTGGAATTGCAGAACTATACTCTAAAGTCAGTGTTGCAGTGGTTCCAAGTCCCACAGTACCTACTCCAGACAAACTAAATGAAGTTGTAGATCCTGTAGATACAAATTCATTTTTAAATTGAGAATCTGTATAGAGTTTTAAATTATAATTAACCAAACTTGTATCAGAAAGATCAAATACCAAGTTATTATTTTTTATGACGTTCAATCTTGGATTAATCAATGCTAGATTTTGATTGGAACCCCCTGTCGAAGCAAAACTTACAACAGATGGGGGAATTTGTTGAGAATCAAAGTAAGTTTCACATAATTTAATTTTATTTTTATTGACTTTATATACAAAGTATTCAACTTCACTTAAAGGACCGTTTTCATAAAAAACTTTATCTCCAGTCTTTAATTCATGATCATTAATAGTGATTTCATTGGTTGTTGAATTAATTCCTGTAGAATTAAATCCTATTGGATTTATGATAATATTGTTAATTTCGGAATTATAAATTACACTAACCGCAGTAGAAGTTCCAATACCAACGGAAAGATTTGGTTCTACATCCAAAGTAATACTATCACCATTTTGAAGTCCATGTGATGTGGAAACAGAAACGGTTATTACATTTTTTTCAATATCACCAGTTATCTGCGTAAAGTTGGATCTCAGTGAATATTCATCATTATCTGCACCATTAGTGTGGAAAAACAACTCTTTACCGTTAACTGCAGTCTTTAATCCAATAAGATTTGGATTTTTATTAACAACAAAAAGATTCGATGGAATATTACTTTGAGTTTGACCATCAGTAGATATTGACAGTGTTGTTCCGTTAGCAGTATAAATGACTGATTGATTTGTTTTGAATGGGTGGTTTTCAAGATGAAGACCCTTGGTTGGAATATCTCTGATTACAGAAATATCTCCAAAGACAAAGGACGTTGAATATCCAACACCACTTGATGTTCCTACTCCAACAGATTCATGAGGATTGAAGAAAACAGTGTTGTTCACTGCAGATTCAAACTTATCTACAGATTTAGAAATAGTAAATGAATCCGGTAAGAAGGATACTGAAGTTCCCTCACTATGAGATACTCCTGGCAGTCCTCTTTTAATTCTTATAATATTCTCATTTCTGTATATGTCAAGAATTTTTAATGTTTCAGTTCCAATTCCAATACTACTACCAATTGAAACCTCATCTGGAACTGGTGCAACATATATTTCTGTCGTAAATCCAGCAGTTGCTGCACTTGTTATTGTTGAAAGGCATCTTCCATTCGCATAAGATGGAACATTAATTTGATGCGATCCATTTAAGGATGTTAAATTAGTTGAAAATCCTGATATTGTAACAAAATCTAGATTTGAGAAATCATGCTTTGGTAATATTGAAATTTTTACTTTTTGAGGAGATTCCCATGAAAATAAAGAATTTAAATTAGTGGTAGTATTTGTAACAATATTTGCAATATCTCTACCCTTTATAGATTTTACCTCAACATTTAATCCACTACCAGAAGTGCCAGTTTCATCAAATATCAGTTTATCTCCAACTTTAAAATCATTACCTCCATTCTGAATCTCTACAGATTCCACCGCACCAGAATTTACAGATAAAATTTCTATCTTTTGATCCAAAACATCACTGGTTTCGTTGATAAAATCATAATCTGCATCTTTTTCTGATACTTTGTATGGTAAGGTATTTCTCAATAAATTGGAATTATTGAAATCAAAGGATTGATCTAAGTTGGAATCAGAAATTAACTTTGATCTGTACTTATTACCTATGAAATATGGAAATTCATCTATTGTTGCGTGATAAGCATATACACCATTTGGATACTCATCGTTTCTTTCATACCTTCCATTATATTCATCTAAATCTCCACTTCCATCAAATTTATAATCTTCGACAAAGAATCCATTACTAAATCCCGAAGGTCTATTTGGAACATTTGAAATATCAAGAGTATATCCAGATTGTAATGTTTTTACTCCTGAGAATATATCTTCCGGATCTGAATATCCGGTCGGACCATAAATTGGATTTCCGTCATATGCCCACCCTATAATTCCTGATAGGGTTCCATCTTCTAAGAAAGCACTCCTTAATACTGAGAAATATTTTAATACTGTGTATTGAATCTTATTCTCACCAGTCGATAAAAGTTCTCCTGTGGAATATCTTTGATTATTATCAACCGTCAGTTTTCTTATTTGTGGATCAAAAATAGCATCTTTTCCTGAAGAAATAACTTCAATCTTCGTATCTGTAGAAGAATATCCAATACCAGCATTAATAATTTTAACTTCTGATATTTGTCCTGAAGCATTGACTATTGCTCTCAATTCTGCCCCTGTTCCAGAACCAGTAACAACTAAATCCGGAACAGAATAATACTCCAATCCTTCATAACTGATGGTAACACTATTAATTGTGCCTGCAACAACAACTGGACTCAATTTAGCGAGTTTACCATTTTCTATAGTTACTTTTGGTTTGTTTTCATAATTTAAAACCGTTGATCCATATCCTGTTCCTGGTTGATAAACATATGCATCTATAATTTCACCTTTTACAACAGGAGTTGTTACTAAATTTTGAAGTATTTGTGTGGTTGATCCAATCCCAGCATTAACATATTTAATTGAAACAGAAATATCGGGATATTTAAAATATTGTTCTCCAGATCCTGTACTATTGAATTTTTCATAATTTTCTTGCTGATAATTTGAAATTATAGTACCCCCGACACCAGCATTGCATAATCTGAATGCATTATCGTTAATCTTTAAAACATAAAATTGATTTGCTGTTGAAATACCAGAAATTTGAGTAGTTTCAAAATCATACTCTACAATTTCACCACTATTAAATCCATGATTATTAAAATTGACTGTGTGTTCTGTTGTAGATATTCCAGTAGGATTGACAATTAATTTTCTGTTTGTGTATCCTTCTCCACTGTTAATAATTTTGATACTATCAACTTGTTTTTTGGTGGAAAGAGTTGAAAATTTATGACTACCTGCAGATCCCGTAAAAATTCCAACAGGATTACTTCTCGATTCAAAATCACTTAAATTGAAATATAATTTTACTACTTTGTTATTGCTAACTTCAACAAAGTATGAGGAGTTATCTGGCATTAGAGAATTATTTCCTGCCGTGCCAATAGCTATGGCAGTATTTCCTAGAGAATTATAAGTTATCTGTTCACCATTCACAAAATTGTGATCTGTTAAAAATGCAATTTGATTGGTAGTTTTATTGACTCCACCACCAACAGAAGATACTTTTGCATCAAATAAAACTTCTCTGGATCTGGAAACTAATACTGGTTCAAGAACAGCACCACTTCCATTTCCACCAGAGATATCAATAGAGGCAATTTTATCAATATTATAATCTTGAGAATCCACATATACTTTTTCAAATTTTCCACTAATAACTGGTTGAATTTTTGCAGTAGTACCAGCACCAGTGGAAACTCTGATAATTGGTAAATTAATTACATCATAATTTGTTCCACCAAATAAGATATCTGTATCTTCAATTGGTCCAAAGTAAATATTATCCCTAGACTTATAATTGCTGATTTCTACACCATTTATCAACATCCCTGTAGTTCCGGGAACAGTCAGTTCTCCAGAACCTTGTTCAATGTTTTTTTCTAATGGAAATTTTCTAAAAAGTTTTTGTATTCCAAGTTCGGCATCTTTTTGAGAATTTAAAACAAATTTATGAGATCCTATATTATCACCATTAGATGTGCTTGGTATTCCAAATGTTAGATTATTTTCAGATTCTACTAATGATATTGAACCATATAATTTAAATTCATTACTTGATACTTTCTTTACAAAATATGTTCCTGTTGTCAGACCAGTTAAAGTTTCTCCTTGTGAAGAATAGAATATTTGATCACCTGTTACAAATGGAACTTGAGTTCCACCCAAAGAAACAATATTAAATCTATCATTTACTTTATCTTTAAGATTGGTGGTGCTAGCAATACTGACAGACTTAATATTAGAATCGATGTCAAAATTATATTGAAAACTAGTAATCCCACTTTTTGTGCTTGATGGCAGTGAGTTTGAAGCTACATATCCAAACTCATCTTCTTCAAAATAAACATTCGAAACATCCGATAATACGGTATTGTTTGTGAATCCTGCTCCGGATTGATTAATCGTATTTACCTTTCTTCTTACATCATATTCTTTACCTGCTTCCAAAATTGGATTATTTTCCAATTGTAAAGTATTTTGTGAAGTATCAACATTTCTAATACTAATTAAACCTGATCCAGGTACTACAACTTCACTACCTCTTTCTAATATTTCAACCTCATCTCCTATTTTTAAACTAGACCTATCAATTGAAGATCCTAGTTTAATAGTGCTGTTATTTGTAATTTTATGTCTGGTGCTTGTATTGTATATAAAAGAATTTGCAAAAATTTCTTTCCAATTTGAATTATTATTCTTTACCTTATCTCCAAGGTTTTTAATTTGAATTATATCTCCCTCAGAGGATTTGAAATTTTCACTTTGTTCCTTTATAGTATCAATTACTCCCAAGAGTATTAATTCAACCTTTTTAGAGGTATCTCCGTTTTCATAAGAGAAGTATGTATCGTTCGATCTAATATTTGATGTTTTAGATATATCAGCACTAATACCAGTACATTCAAAAAATTGATTAATGCTTTTTCCAGTATAAGTGATAGTATTAGATCCAGAGATCAAAGTTCCTGACTCTGGAAAACTAACAGTAGAATCTACAGTTAAAATAGAATCTCCTGCCGATACACTCTCAATTAATTTCGTATTTGGTGTGATTATAAAATTACCTTCAACAGAAGAATTTCCGTCATTGCCTATGTAAAATTGAATTTTGTAAAAAGTTTCTCCTTTTCTTGTAAAAGGTTCTAATGCAGAAATGGAAGCAAACGTATTTTCATCATTACTTTTTGTAAGAGTCTGTCCTACAATTTTTGAAATATCTCCAGAAATTACTTCTGCAACTACAACCTCTCTCCTTACATAATTTGCAAACGATGGTTTGATTAAATAATCTTCCAAGTTTATAACAGAAGGAGTTTCGGCAAAAATAACTTTAAATAAGATTTTTATAGATTCATCCGTTCCTTTAGAAGAATAAAAATCTTTTGCTCTTTTTATAAAATTGCCCGCATCAATATTTTTTGCAAAACTAATATTTTCTAGTCCAGGAGTGAAAGTAGATTTTATTTTTTTGTAGAATTCTTTTAAGAATAATGAACTTAAATTCTGTATAGTTACATCACTACTATGATCTACTGCAGTTGATGTAGAAAATACTAACTCTCCATTGTTTAAATCTTGCTTATAATCAGTAATTCCACTAAAACCGCGTACACAACCAGTGAAACTATTTGTGGTTATTCCGGTATATGTAATGATTTCATTATCAATTTTTAGCAGACCATATTGATTCGGAAATCCTTTAGTGCTAGAAACACTAATTATAGTGTCACTAGATGTTATATTATTACTTAATGTAGTACTATCAACAATGACTTCTGGTGTTAAATTATCAACTTTTAAATATTCATCTAAATTATCACTAAGATCAATGGGACCACCTTGATATTCTTGTGAAATATAATATTGCTTCAAAAAATCAACTGCTTTTGGACTCTCATCCAAAATAAATTCTGGTAATTGACTGGAAATTATATCCTGAATCTTAACTTTTGATTCAATTCCTGTTTGTATCATGCTACTTTCTTATTAAATTTCCGTTTGAATAACTTGAATTGTAGAAATCGTTAATAAATCTGGTCCCAGATATTTCATCTCCAGAAGCAATCACGTCCCTTACCATATTTATTGCACTTTTTGAAATGTTCAGTGAGATATACAAGTCTCTCAATCCAACAACATCATTAGATTCTGGGAATGCTTGAATCTCTACAATACCATTTGGAGATGTGGTTTCTGTAATGTTTATAGGGAAAAGAATAATTTCCCCCTTTTCATAATCAACTGTTCCTGCCTGTCTTATTACAACAATATTATTTTCGGAGTCAAATTTAATTAAAGAAATAAAACCATCTTTTGCAATTTCTCTACTTGGCAAATTAGTTAACAGATTTGGAGTATCTGTTAGATATACTGTAGAACTTTCTCCAACAACTTTAAATCCTGTAGATTTTATGTTGGCACCCTGAGATTTCACATGGAAACGGTTCCCGTAACATAATTCATATTGAGCAAGAGCATTTAATGCTACTTTTAAATCTCTACGAATAATAACCTTTGTTATATTTGATGTGATGGCAGAATCAGTACTATCGATAACTTGTTGTACTTTACTATACTTTAATCTTCCTCCAAACTTATTAAGATCTAAGGATTCTGAATATTTTGTAAGAGAATTTAAAACAGATGTTTTTAAATTTTCTTCTGATGATGATTGGGAATAATTATAATAAACAGAACTATCCAGTTCAACATAAAGAATTTTAAGATCTGTTATTTTTTGATTTATTCCAGAAACTGTATATTGTTTTAGATCCGATGCGATTCTGGTTTTATCAAAATCAGAAACAAAACTACCATTCTTTGGTTTGATGCTGATTTGTACAGTACCAAATTGTGGAGGATCTAGTTGCTCACCTCCGACAACAGAAACAGATTCTGTGTTTGGATAAATTTCTTTAATAATTGCTTCATAGTCTCTTGATGTGACTGCTCTATATTGTGAAGAATATAGTTTAGGGGCAAAATATTTAACAGAATCTACAGGTTCAATATCTCCACCATTGGAAGAAGTTTGATTTGTAGTAACTGTAACCGTTCCTGGATCAATGATAGTGCCGTCAGATTTTTCTACAGTTCCTGAAAAGGAAAAACTAGAAGCACCATTACCATCTCTTCCATCGGTTATAATGTAATTTGCGGTAATATATGTTCCATCATTATCCTCACCTAATTTTTTTCCAATAAGACCATCACCAAATCTCAATTCATATTTTTCATCTTGAATCTCACTAACAAAAAACACCCTAGAATTTTTATCAATATTAAAAATATTTTTACTGAGAGTATATTCTATGCCTCTGGTGTTCTGATCCTTACCAATATAAACTTTTAACTTAGAGGTATCAATAAAAGAATTATTTAAAATAAATCTTTGATCTAAAGAACCATCATATAAAAACTGTTTAGTTAAGTATATTCCCTGACATACGTCAATATTATTGAATGAAGCGGTTCCACTTACAAAATTTCCACCACTATCAAATTTACGAATTGTATTTGCCGTTATATCCTCTATTACAGAGAAAGTAAATGTGGTGTCATTAGAACTCCCTGTACACACTATACCTGCCTTTAGAGTGAGTGTAGGAGTATCTACGGTAGTTGTTATGTCAAAGGATATTTGTGCCGTTGCAGCAGTTCTAGAACGTGGTGTATAACCAATATTTCCGGCAAGAGAGATAACATTTTCTCTTAAAGTTGCTGAATCCAAAAAGGATTCATTCACAATCATATTTGAATTGAATGCTGTAATATAACTGTTATATGCTAACGTGTCTATCAGAACGGAAAAGTTAGATCCTTCAAAGTCAAAATCCGTGAAATTGGAATTTGAACGTAAGTAATCTTTGATGGATGTTTTTATCTGATCAAAGTCTAGATTTGCGTACTTTGTAAAAGGCATTTTATCTTGTTGCCTCTAAGAGGAATGAATATTCTTGTGTTGGAAACTCTTGACCAATAATATCAAATATAACTGTTACATTAAAAGTATTTTCATCAGCTATAGGATCTACGATGACCTGCAGATTTTCTACCCTTTCTTCAAAATTTTCAATAGCAATTTGAACTTGATCTTGAATTACTGATGCAGTACCAAAATCAACAAACTCAAATAAACTTCTTCTTACATCAGAACCTAACAAAGAGTTGAAAAATCTCTCTGTTGGAATTGTTTCTACAATATTTCTCACAGAACGACGAATTGCGTTCTCATTTTTTAGGACAGGAAGGTCTTTTGTCACAGGATGAGGTTCAAAAGACAAACTAATGTCTTTGAACGATCTTGATATCCTCTGAATTGCCATTGTTAAAGAGTTTTCGTAATTTTATTTATACCTTATTCCTGAAGATTTCTTTTTTTATT